ATAAAATTGAAGATAAAATTAATAAAGTAATAAAATCAAAAGAGACTGAAAGTAATACAAACCAAAACAAAAAAACAGAAAATGAAAAAGTAACACAACCAACAATAAAAAGTAATTCATATATTGTTGACATAAAAAACCCAAAGTCAAAAGATTTTACTTTAATTTGGGGTGGTATGCCAAGCACACAATATGGTGCAAAGTTTATGAAAAATCAGGCTAAAGGTTATTTTGGAAATAAAAATGTGATATATAGTAATTATGAAAATTCATTAGAAACATTAAAAAATGTTTTAAAAAACAATGGTATTAAAAATTTTAGAATAAAATCGGTTAGTGGATTCTCTAGGGGTGGTATAAATACTTGGTCACAACTTAATGGTGATTACGATTTTATTGGTTTAATTGATCCATCAACACCAAAAGCTTATAATAAATTACCATCAAATACAAAAATGATTTCTAGATGGGAAAACTGGAGTGGCATACCTAGTTATCAAAAAAACATAAAAACTATGGAGCAAAATAAAGTTTCATTGAGAATACCGTCAAAAACTTATAATCATTTAGAAATGCCAAAAATTTTTTACGAAAAATATAGTAACTTAATGTAAGTCTTTATTCAAAACTCGTAGTTACTATATTTATTTGATATGGCAAACGGATTTACATATGGTATAAATTTCCCATTTTACGATTCTAATGATGGTAGATATTTGTTTACCACAAATAGTAGTAATGAGGAAGTAAAAAGTAGTTTAGTTCATTTATTATTAACAAGAAAAGGTAGTAGATATTTTTTACCAGATTTTGGCACAAGATTATACGAGTATTTATTTGAACCACTTGATGGACCAACTTTTAGTGAGATTGAATCCGAAATTAGAGACAGTGTTGCAAATTACTTACCCGGAATTTTAATCACTAATATAGAAATTAAAGACGCTAGTTTGAGTTATACAGATCCTGGTGCGACATATATAACACCAGATGGTACTAGAGAGTATAGAGTTCCGGGTTTAGCTGAAAAAGAACATACCGCAAAAGTTAGAATTGATTATAGAATTACAAATTCTGCTTTTGAATCTAGTGATTTTGTAATATTAAATATATAATAAATTTTAAAGATGGCAGATAAAAAAATATCGTATACGGTAAGGGATTTTCAGGGGTTAAGAACTGAATTAATAAATTTTACAAGGCAATATTACCCAACACTAGTACAAAACTTTAACGATGCAGGTATTTTCTCTGTTTTAATGGATTTAAATGCTGCAGTTAGTGACAACCTACATTTTCATATAGATAGAAGTATCCAAGAGACTGTTTTACAATATGCACAACAAAAGTCATCGGTATATGATATAGCAAGAACGTACGGTTTAAAAATACCAGGACAAAGACCATCAGTTGCTTTAGTTGATTTCTCAATTACAGTTCCGGCTTTTGGTGATAAAGAAGATTTAAGATATTGTGGTATACTTCGTAGAGGAGCACAAGTTAATGGTGGAGGACAACCATTTGAAACTGTTTATGATATTGATTTTTCATCAGCAATAAACGCTGAAGGATTCCCAAATAGATTAAAAACACCAAATTTTGATTCAACCGGTAAATTAATAAACTATACAATAACAAAAAGAGAGGTTGTTGTTAATGGATCAACAAAGGTTTTCAAAAGAGTAATAACAGCAAATGATGTAAAACCATTTTTTGAATTATTTTTACCAGAAAAAAATGTACTAGGTGTTACTAGTGTCTTAATAAAAGAAGGTACACAATATACCACAGTCCCACAACCACAAGAATTTTTAGGTTTAAATAATCGTTGGTATGAAGTAAAAGCATTAATTGAAGATAGGGTATTTGTTGAAGACCCAACAAAAGTTTCTGATAATCCCGGCATTAAGGTTGGAAAATATATATTAACAAGTGATAAATTTATAACAGAATATACACCAGAAGGATTCTTTAAAATGACATTTGGTGGTGGTAACACATCAGCCGAAGAACAATTAAGAGAATTTACAAGAGATGGTTTAGGATTTAATTTATCAAAATATTCAAATAACTTAGCACTTGGAAGTGCATTAAAACCTAACACAACAATGTTTGTACAATACAGAGTTGGTGGCGGACAAACAAGTAATTTAGGTATTGGTGTTATCAATCAAATTGGTACCGTATCGTTTGCAGTAAACGGACCATCTGATAGTGTTAATAGAACGGTAATTAATTCTTTAAGATGTAATAATCTAACTGCGGCAATTGGTGGTGCAAATAACCCATCAACTGAAGAGGTAAGACAAATGGTTACATTTAACTTTGCCGCCCAAAATAGAGCCGTAACAGTAAATGATTATGAGTCAATCATTAGAACAATGCCATCACAATTTGGTGCTCCAGCAAAAGTTACAATTACAGAAGAAAATAATAAAATTAAGATTAAATTACTTTCATATGATAATGAAGGTAAATTAACTGAAATAACATCAAACACATTAAAACAAAATATTGCAAATTATTTGTCAAATTACAGAATGATAAATGACTATATTTCGGTTGAAAGTGCAAATGTAATTGATTTAGGGTTAAATGTTGATGTTGTTTTAGATGCTAGCCAAAATCAAGGAGCACTAGTAACACAGGTTGTTGATATTGTTACAAAATATTTTTCACCATCAAATAGACAAATGGGTGAAAATGTTTATATCTCTGAGATTAGAAAACAAATCCAGGCTTTAGATGGTGTAATTAGTATTTCCGATATCCAGGTCTTTAACAAAGTTGGTGGACAATATTCATCATCACAAACATCACAAAGATATGTTGATGCGGAAACAAAACAGATTGAATTAATTGCTGACACAATTTTTGCTGAACCAACTCAAACATACCAAGTTAGATATCCAAACAAAGATATTAATGTAAGAGTTCTAAACTTTAAGGGTGTTAATTTTTCTTAATTAAAAAGTATTTATAATTAAAAAATTATGAAAAAAGTTATAAAACTTACTGAATCTGATTTAAAAAGAATTGTTAAAAAAATTCTTAAAGAAACTACTCAAACAAGTCAAGAGGCTTTTGCTAAAAAAAATCAATATGGTTTATGTTTAACTGTTGGTGAAAAATTTAGTACCGCTTGGGGTGAATACAGTGTTGGTCTTACAAATAAAGAATTAAAAAGTGTTGACCCTAATGGATATTGTTCTAAAACAATGAGAGGTGAACCAAATAGGGAAAATATTCTGTCATGTGTTAGTTCATTATGTGAACTTAAAACAAATAACACTACATCAACTGATGCTGATAGAATTAAAGCAACGTATAATTGTTATGTGAATCAATACAAACAAGACTATAAAGTTATGTCTGTTATGTGTTAAAAATTTTTTATTTTTACTTTTTTATAATTAAGATTATTTTTCTAAAATAGGAAATAAACTATTTATGAAAAAAGGAATTTTTAATGCCAAAATCACATAGAATAAGAACCCAGGTCGGTGTTGATAAATCAATTAAAGTTAATCTTGAACAAGATTTTGAAAGTATCAACATATTATCACTAAAAATTTTACAAAGTGATGTTTATAATAGACGATGTTCCGACTATGGCGTTGTTGTAGGTAGAGTATTTGTAAATGGTGGTTTTGGATTACCAAATGCGAGAATTTCTGTTTTTATACCATTGTCAGATGAAGACTCAACAAATCCAGTAATTACAGACATATATCCTTACACATCAATTGCTGATGTTGATGAGGAAGGTTATAGATATAATTTATTACCAAAAGAACAATCATATGATGGTCACATTGCTACCGGTACATTCCCGACAAGAAAAGAAGTTTTATTAGACCAAAGTTATATTGAGGTATATGACAAGTATTATAAATATACAACAAGAACAAATGATAGTGGTGATTATATGATTTTTGGTGTTCCACTTGGAACCCAAACAATATTTTTAGATATTGATTTATCTGATATGGGTTGTTTTTCATTAACACCACAAGACTTAATCCAAGCTGGCGTTGCCAATGAAACACAAGTTAATGGTTCAAAATTTAAATCATCGACTAATCTAAACGAATTACCACAAATTAAAACATTAAATAAAATTATTGATATTGCACCATTATGGGGTGAACCGGAAATTTGTCAATTGGGAATTACTAGGGTTGATTTTGATTTAACAAGCGAAGCTAACATTAGTATAGAACCGAAAGCTGTTTTTATGGGTTCAGTAATTTCAACAAATGATGATGATGCAATTAGAGTTAGTTGTAAACCAAAAAATAATACTGGAAATTTATGTGAATTAGTTGCGGGTCCTGGACAAATATTGTCTATTAGACAAACAATAAATATTGATGATTTAGGTAGACCAACACTAGAGGAATATAGACTAGAACAAGATGGTAAGGTAATTGATGGTGATGGTTCATACTTGGTTAATTTACCGATGAATTTGGACTATATTTACACTAATGAATTTGGTGAACAGGCAATTTCAGACGACCCAAAAATTGGTATCCCAACAAAAGCAAAATACCGCTTCAAATTCAAATGGAATAATGAGGGTGGTTTACAAAATGAGATACAGAGAGCAAACTTTTTTGTCCCAAACGTAAAAGAACATGGGTGGAACTCATCGAGTTATACTAACGACCCATTAAAAACTGCAACAACACCAGTACCATTGGTAAATTTTACAGTACAACCATTAGTATTAACTGATGATTTTATAATACCATCAAATGGTGATTTAGTAAACCCAGTATTAACAAACGTAAATTCATTCCAAGTTGCAATTTCACCAACTTTATTTCCACTACTACCACAACCATATTTAGGAAACCCTTTAAATGGTATTACAGGTTTAAGTGCGAACAATTATATTATTGTAACAATAGTACCAACAGACCCAACATTACCCTCATCAATTTTTTATACTGGTATTAATGGTGCACCAAACACACTTTTTTCTATACCGGGTGGTCCAATAAGTACTACAATTACATTCCCATCTGGTGGTGGTTTAGTTTTTGATGAGGCAATAAATATAAGTTCTTATTCTGTAAATATAAATTCATTACCATATTATGGTGATACACAAGTTATACCTATAAATTCTGGTGATCAAGTTGAAATAATACCAAATTTTGTTGACCCAAATCAACAATCAGAAGTTATATATAAATACTATCAACAGGACTATTTTGACTT